AGTCGACGTAGCATTGCAGCAGCATTAAATATCCGCATTGTGCCGTTGTGAGGGCGTCATAGACTTCGTGAATATTAGACATATTCGCGTTGGAAAAGTCGCGCCTATCCGGCATCTGCTTTTGCTGCTCCCGGAAAGATTCGTCTTGATTCCGGTGTCTGAGCGTATAGTCTGTCGATAGATCCTCGCCTGTCTCTGCGTTTACTACTCGTAATCTTTTCAAAATATCGTCCCCTTTGTCGCAAAATAAAAGAGCGCGAATTGGCGCCCTCATAACGTATAGACAGCTAAACGGGTAAAAATGTCGGATTTAGTGAGAAATAATTTTTTCACCGGTTTCGATATTGATCGTGAACTGTCCCGGAGATCTTCCCTTTACGAAATCGTTATATCGGCTTCTTCGTTCTTTATTTCGCGCCCTAGCCGCCCTATCAACGAACTTTTCCTCGTATGAAGATCGTTTTCTTCGCGTAGGAACTTTGTAATTTCGGCCATCTGCCCCGTACTCTTCTGCGAGCTTTTCGGATGCTTCCGACTTGATACGCTCCTCTCGCTGTGTCTCGCTCATTATCGGGTACTCTTCGCGAGCCATTTTATCCGGGTGTGGGTTCGTTAGCTCTTCGTAGATTACGAGATTCGCCATACGTTCAAGCGTAGTAGAATCCGGATGCTCCCCGACGGCATCGAAGTAAGCGTCGGCCAGCGCAGTAATTTCCTCGATACGTTGGATCCGGTCAAGCTCTCCGGACTTTGTTCGCTTCTGTAATTCCGTAATCATTTCGTGCAATAGCGCTTTATCCATCAATTCGTCCTCCCATCGTGTACCCTTCGTTATGTCCCGCCCAATAGTAGTAAATATCTGCGATTGAATCAGCCGCTCGCTTTATCAGATGATTAACGGAATCCTTGCCGACTCCCATCCGTTTCCCCGCCTCAACTTGCGTCAGGTCTTCGAAATATACGAGCCGGACGGCCTCACGCTGTCTTTCGGTCAAGTCCGCAAGCTAAATCGCGTTGTGTAGATCGAGCAACACTTCGGCAGCTTCGTATTCTCCGAGTCGTTTGCGGCTGACGAACTTCGGATAATCGGAGAGCAACGTTTTGACGCCCTCCGCATTGTCTAACGCATAAGCCGCTTCAAATTCGCGATCCTTTCGGTGTAGATCGACTTTGACTGATCCCATTAAACCGCCTCCAATTTCGATGTTTTGTCCTTGCGCATTATGAATCGCTGTAGCGATCGAAATAGTTGCGAAAAGATTTTTTCGTTAATAACTTCGTTAACAATCCGCACATCACTGTTGACTATCGGTAACTAATCCGGCTATACTGAACGTAAATACTTTCGTAAGGAGATTCGATATGGCTCTTACGTGGATATCAAACGACTTTGAGCGCAACCTCAAAGCGTATATAACAATCGAAAAGCAACGACGTTTATTTATTTCGTCTGGTGCGCGCCGTATAATCGGATTACCTAAAGAGGGCCCGTTTTATCTTACGGTTGCCTATGACGCGGCTGAAAAACGAATCGTGGTCGGAAAGCCTGAACTCGTTAATCAGCCGGATATCGTGCCGTTCAAGTTCGATAAGCGAGGCAATGTGTCGGCCAGACCGTTTTTACGTAAAGTCGGCATTGATTTCGATAAGCTTCCGCAGCGTTACTATCTAATCGGCAGTGGTGAAGCGTCCAAACAGCCGTATCTGGCCTATCCGAAAAATACATACGCGTTTCAGCTAGACGAAAGCTGATCCCCAGGCGCTCGCCCTACATACCACGCAACACGCGAAGCAATTCCGTTTCCGACAATCCGATACTGCGCCGATAAGGAAATATCGTCTGGCAGGACGTAAGTATCTGGCGCAGATTGGATTCGGAGACATTCGCGAACGGTGAAACGGCGCGGTGCTTCCGTTGGGTGGATCGGCTGGCCGCTGTTGTGATGCGCCGGAATCGTATTTGACGGTTTGTCTAGCGATTGCACGCGATTAGCCTGATCGTAAGTGTATTCGCTTTTTGGCGTCCAATAAGATTTTTCATCGTGATTAGCGTAAAACAAACCGTAAGGAACCCCTTTGCCCATAACTGCCGGAATAGTTCGCGAAGGTTCTTCCATCGTAACCGGACGATTTTTCGCAACTGATGCCGGATTTCGGTCTAAGTATGTGATCTGCTTATCGTTTAGCTTAACACCCGGCTCCGGCAAGTCTCCGATAACATCACGCAATACTCGCGTCTGACAATCGCCTTCTAACGGCTTCGGAAACTCGAAAGTTATTCCGAGGTCTTTTCGTATTCCAACGATGAACACGCGCTCTCGCTTCTGGGCCACTCCGTAGTCCCACGCGCTCAGCACTTCCCAACTAATCTCGTAACCTATCTCGTTAAATCTTTCGATAAGAGCGTCAAACGTCGGGCGATGTCGCTTCGTAATCAGTCCCTTCACGTTTTCAAATACGAAGGCTTTCGGCTGCTTGCGTTCAATAATTTCGAGGTAACGGAAAACCAACTTGCCCCGTTCCCCGTCTGCGCCTGCGCCTTTCCCCGCAACCGAGAAGTCTTGGCACGGAGGACCGCCGAAGATTACATCTGTGTCCGGCAAGCTATCGATATTAATTTCGTTAATGTCCGCCTGTTCTACGTAATCTCCGAAGTTGTGGCGGTAGGCTTTGACGGCATTCTTATCGAAGTCCAGCGCCTTTACGATATCGTAGCCGGCCGCTTTGAATCCGATTGCGCCGAGGCCACCTCCGCAGAATAATTCGAGTACAGTCAGTCCGTTTGCCGGTAATTGCGGCGTTAAGTTAAAGTTGCCCATATATTCGCTCCTTTCGATTAATGGTTCAGGATGGATCTCAGCGTGATCCAGCCGATTAGTGCAAACAGTTCGTGCTGGTTTAGACCAATCCGCAACATATGCCCGTTGGTTATACATCCCGTCCTTTAATTTCACTGTGGTTGCCTTCGTTTGAATGTGATTAGGAATCCCGTTCATGTACTCTCCCCTTTCAATCGGGTCTGTCGGATGTAAATGACACGTAGCTTTCGCCATTACTGATGCGGTAATTGTTAACGCTGGTTCGTTCCAGGACATCTTACGCAAATAGGTCGTTTGTCCGCCGCCACTATAGAACGCACCTTTCATAAACGCCTTTTGATCGTCTTCCGGGAGATCGCGCCAGTTACCGCCGTCTGGAATCTTATGCGCATAAGGTTTCTCGTCATTTCGCAGTCCAAATTCGTAATGATTCGGAATATTCGTCATCCCAACACCTCCGCCATAATCGCGTCTAGGTTCGCGTACAACTCTTCCGGCTTGCCTGCGTTATCAATTTCGTAATCAACTTCGAAATGATTAACGGCAAGCTCAGTCGGATGCTCCAAGTCGGCAAGATCGAATTGATCGCCGGCTTTTTTGGCGCGTTCAATGCGGAGCTCGGCCGGTGCTGTTATGCGGATGAATACGAATCCTTCGTCCTTCAGCCGCCTGTATTCGTTTGGCTGCCGACAGTCATCGATGATCACACGATTCTTTAGCGATGTATTGCCGCAGTCACAAGGATGGCGTTCGAGATAGGCGGTTACTTTCGGCATAAGAGCGTCGATCCATACGTCCTCTCCGAATTGTTTCCGCGCCCACTGTCCGAACTCTTGATAATGAGCGCGCGGCTTCGGATTTCTCGGAACGTGAGGGAATGCGCGATGAAATGCGTCCTTCAGTTCGTCGCCGAATGCGAACGGCTGGAAATCGTAGTGAAGCGAGATGTAGGACGCGGCCAGCGACTTGCCTGCGCGAAGTGGTGCGGTGAGGGCGATCTTCATTGGCGTTCCCTCATTGCGTTAAGAAGTGCGGCAACCTCTTCAGCGGTGAACAGGCGCATGTCTGAATCGGATTCGAGGTGCGCGACCTTTCCGTCCGTTTCCTCTGTTGCGTGCTTCAGCGCCTCCATTGCCGACTCTATGCGATCCATACGTTCCCATACGCGATCAATTTCTTGTTGGCGATATAGATGGCGCTGTGATTGCGCGTGTACGCCTTTGTCTAATCGCGCCAGTTCTTCGCCGTGCCGCCGGCTGTCTTTGTGCAGTGTGTCAATTTCGTCTTTCATACGCTTCATTTCCTCGTACACATAATCGTGCATCTCCTCATTTTCCGCGTGATCGTGTTCGACTTTTTCCTCAAGCGTAGCGATATCGTGGCGAATGTCCGAATCGGCATTCCGCAGCTCAGCGATTCTTCCCGGTCCCATTTCGTTCCATCCGAGATCTTCCTTGATGCGTTTATTCTCGCGTTCCAATTCCGCAACACGCGTCGCCAGGTTAGCGATAACGTCGATCGGATCGGATGGCTGCGGTTCTTCTTCGGAGGATTCGACTGGGACGAGGACGCGATAATCCGAACGATTCACAAAACCAGCCGTACTATATAAACCACCGCCCTTGCAAACCGCTAAGGCAATCGTGATGACTCCGCGATCACAGACTATGACCGACTCGCCATCGTCCGCTTCACGATCGACCATTTCGTAGCGCTCTCCGTCAATGTGGACGATGTTGGTCGGTTCGAGTACGCGGTATTCGCTATTCGCTGACCTTCCGACATACCAAAAACCGTCATCACCTACGAAGCTGTTATCAACTCCGTTGAAATCGACTCTAAATTCGCCCGCGAACCGGTCGTCCTCTACAACGACCTTTCCGTAATGGCCCGCTACGTATATTTCCTCGCGTTCGTCGTAATCCGATGCCGTTATGACGATAAGATCGCCAACCTTCGCCTTCCTGTCAACCTCTACATATTCGCGTTTGATTCCGCCAAGTGATTCGTCAGTCAATACGTGAATTTTTTCGTTAGTTTTCGTCATTTATTCGTCCTCCCGTTATTTAATAACCCGCAATTCTACCGACTGCCGGCCGAACTGTACCGCGTCGGCTTCATTCGCGACCAACAGATCGAGCCGTGCGCCTTTAATCGCGCCGCCGGTATCGATCGCCTTCGCCCGGAAGCTCGAACCGTCAGAGAGCCGGACTTCAACCGTAGAGCCAAGCGCAATCACAGACGGATCGACCGCTATGACGCGTGCTCCTTCGTAATAGATCGAATGGCTGACGTCGACTCCCGTCTTGGTGATGCCGGTGCAGCCTTCCGAGCAGAATGCGGTATAAGCCGTGGCCTCGAACGTTTTCCATTTCTTTGCGGCCGTTTTCTTCGGCTGCTTCAGCGCCTTGATTTCTTCCTCAAGCGCCTGTATCCGTGTGTCCTTTTTCGTTATCTCTTTCGTTAATTTTTCGTTGCGCGATTCTGCCGATTGGATGGCGGCTTGCGCTGGCGTTATCCTTGGCGGTTCTGGCGGCTGATCTGCCGGACAGTGGCCGGAGAATAGCTGCGCTGTTAGCGTGAAATTCGTTAGGATTCCGATGCTTACACCTCCTCGAAGAATTGCGCGGTCCACGGCTCTACATTAACGACTTCCTGGCGTAGAGATTCGGCTAGGTCAGCGATCTCTTTTTGCGCACCCTTGCCCGGCTTCCGTTTCGAGTAGAATTCGAGAAGAGATCGTAGATTCGCAGTCATTACGAGATTAGTTGCGGCTGCTTGCGGGAGGACGGCGCGAGCGTCTTCGGCAGCTACACCTGCACTCCTTAAAGCATCGTAATATTCTTGCGCAGATATCATCGCAGTTTCGAATATTTCTTCCGCACTATGGTCAGTTACTCTCGATTCAGCAACGTTATAAAATGGCGTTTCCTTTTCGTTGTTTTTAACAGTATCGGGCATAACGAAATCGAACCCGCCCGATCTATCGCCACTCCCCATCCGCACATACCGCTGTGACTGGACGCTGAAGCTAAAGCCGACTCTGTGGCGTGTAAGTTGCGCCAATAACGCCCGGCTTACGCCTTCAATCGCAAAGGTGAACGATAGATGTTCGAGGGTCGACGTGTGGCCGGATCGGACGATCATTCGGAATAGGCGGTCGGCGTCCGTGCCTGCGCCACCATCTGACGCTTTGGAGCCGAAATACTTGGCGCCTTCCTTTGCGACGATTTCGGACGGTTTGTTGGAGCTATAGCACGTTCTAATTGCGGTTAGGGCGACCGCTTGGCCGTGGGTTTCACCTCCGTATGGAACAATCGTGTCCAAAAAGCTCCGAGAAACTTGCGTATGTGCGATTAGCTTTACGTTCATTTTGGTTTCCGCCATTATATCCGCTCCTTTTTCGGGCATTTCTATTCTCCTTTACAATTCCAGCAAAATGTGACATGATTTTTTTATGCAACTTTTTCCTATTTAACCTGATTCTACTCTCTCAGTGAACGAAGATTTGGGTTACTATTTATTTACTAAATTAGCAGGAAGGGAGGGACACCCATGATAATTTTTGATCGTATAGTTAAAGGCAAACCGCCCTGTAGGATAACTTAATTAGTTTTATTAATATGAGAGCTCTTTGTGTCTTCGTTCACGGCGGTGGATGGCGTGGCAAACAATAAAATTTAAATTAACGGTTCGACCTGGTGTTGAGCTGAACCGAGGAGGAATTATGGTAAAAATTCTAGGTAGAAAGTTGCAAAGGCTAGTTGTGTATCTTATTTTCTGCTTTATGGTTTTAACGGGATATTCAATTTATAACGGAGGAGATTACTGTAATTATATTCAGACTCCGTTCATGTCCATAAAGCTTGAAAAACCGTCGTGTAAACTAGTCAGATGAGAGGCCTTTTTTGGCCTCTTGTTTTACTTCATAGCCCTCTTTCAAACTAGTACCATCCTGTCGCGCATGATTTTCCGCATTCTTCTCCATATAAACCTCGTAGATGCTTTCAGACGTTAGCCCTACGACTCGCGACAACGAAAGTAAGAAGTGCCACATATCGATGACCTCGCCTTGCAACGCCTCTCGATCGATTTCCTTCGGATTCTTCCACCACTTCCAGTTAACTTCGCGCCTGATCTCGTCAATCTCTGATTCCATTGCGAGAGTAATTCCGACCACCCATTCGTCAGTTGTCTTATTGATACTACGCTCGGTGATAATCCGATTATCTAAAGCCGCCTGCATCTCGAAAATTTCGTTTAGTTTATCCTTCATTCAAAAACCTCCTCGTTAATAACTGCGCATATACTTTCGTAAATGGACGCTCACTCGAAATAGAAATCGCCGTCCTGCAACGGCTCGACCGTCGCTTTTTTGTATCCGTTACCTTTCATCGAAAAGAAGTCATGCGATTTCGTCTTCGTATCCAGCCCGTTCAGCACGATCGGATTGACCGTTTCATCTTCGAAATACGTATCGAATCTGAGGTTCATCAGCGCCTTGTTTCCGTTGTATCGAACGAACTTTTTGACGTCGTGAGTCAGTCCGACCTGATCGTATATGTCCTCGGTGTACGCGGCCTCATTCTCGTAGAGTTCCGCAAGCAATTCGACGGCAAAGTCGCGCAATTCGATCTGAACGTCTGGCAACTGGCGATTGTATATTTCCTGCGCAAGTAGGCCGACATATACGCCGTGGATCGCCTCGTCGCGGATAATGAGATTAATGATCTCGCCGCTGTTCATCAGCTTACCTTGCCCGTAGAAATATAACGGATAATAAAAGCCGCTGTAGAAAAGGAAGCTTTCGAGATAGACCGACGCAACCATCGCCTTGTATAACGAAATGTCATCGCCTGCCTCAATCGCGTTATACAGCCCGCCAATGATTGCGGCTTTCCGCTGCAGGTAGCGATTCGTCTTCACCCATTCGAACAGTTCCGTTATTTTCTCCGTAGGCGCAAGCGTCATAAAGATATTCGAATAGGACTTCGCATGGACTGCGTTCTCCATCATCGCCATAAAATTCAGGACGGCTTTACGTTGGTGGCCGGATACCTGGGCGGCAATTAGCGGCATACCTTCGTTCCCTTGCTCCGTGTCGAGCAGCGTTAAGCCCGCGAGCACTTTCATATACGTATCCTGTTCGTTGGCTCCGAGATACTTCCACGTTAGAAGGTCGCCGTTTAGCGAAATCTCTTCTGGCAACCAAAACTGCTTAACGTTCTGTTCGTAAAACATCCGCGTGAATCCGTCTTCGTGTTGCGACCAGTTGGCCGCTGTATATTGCGTCAATTATTCGTCCTCCTTCGTATAGCCGTCTAACAAAGCCGTTAGTATTCTAGGCGCGATCGTAGCGTGATTCATAGTATCGTAGCACCATCGTTCATATCGTCTTAGTTCCGCGATTTCTTCGTCCGTCAATGGTTGCGACATTTATTCGTCCTCTTTTATCACGTTTGGTTCTATTAATTTTCCGTTGATTAAATAGCACCATTCCAGTGATATCCGCCCAACTATTCGATCTTTCTCATTTTTTAATTCTTGACCATTACTATTCTCAATCATTGTTTTTGATTGAATTGCATCTTTTTCCGATGTGTAGGAATAAGCCAATGGTTCGCAGCCATTTTCCTTAAAAACTACTGTCCAAACATTAGATATTTTCTTCACCGTTGACCCTCCGTTTCGTTTAAACCACGCATGACAAGCAGCCTTCCTGCCCCGTATCTTTAGTTCGCGCATAGTACAGCGTCTTGATCCCTTTGTGATGCGCGTATAGGTCAATTCGGTTCAGATCGCGCGTCGTCATCGTGTCTTTCAGGAACAACGTAAACGAGATGCCCTGATCGACGTGCTGCTGAATTGTCGAGATCATATCGACGACTTTAAACATATCCATGTCGTACGCTTCCTTGTAGAAGAACCAGTTCTTCGCGCTAAGCCCTGGCATCGGATAGTACGTCTTGGAGTTGCCGTATGTCCTTTCCTCTATGCGCTCCATAATCGGCATGACCGACGCAGTAGCCGACTGCACATACGAAATAGATCCGGTCGGGGCAATCGCTAGTCTGTACGAATGGTAGAGGCCGTGTTCGTGGACGTATATCGCTAGGAGACTCCAGTCAAGAACCCCCGGAATCCATACGTCTTTGAAAAGAGCTTTTACTTTATCAGTCTTCGGATGGTATTCGAAGCCGCTTTTTTCTGTATTACCGAGCGTGTATTTAAGGAAATACTCACCGCTCGCATACGTTGAACCTTCGAATCCCTCGAATGTGCTGCCGGTTTCTTTCGCAAGCTCCATTGACCGCACCAGCGACCAGTAATTGACGAGCGCAAAGAATACGTTAGCGAAGTCCCGCGCCTCTTCCGATTCGTATGCGATCCCACTCTGCGCAAGATATCCGTGTAGATTCATCGCGCCTAGTCCGATCGAACGCATCTGACGGTTAGCCTTAGCGACTGCCGGCGCGTTCTTGATATTCGTTGATTCCGATACGACTGTCAGCGAATCGACTGCGAGCTTAACCGTTTGCTCAATCGACTTGTTCGCCATGATGTTCGCAATGTTGAGCGAGCCGAGGTTGCACGAAATGTCGAGGCCAATCGCGTCCTCTTCGCCGTAGTCGGTGTACTCCGAAACTTTGGACGCCTGAAGCACTTCGCTGCACAAATTCGAAAACTTAACCTTCGAAATGTGATTCAGCGCATGAGCCGCGTTGACGTTATCCTCGAACATGATGTACGGATATCCCGATTCGGACCGTAGAATCGCAAGCTTTTCGAGTATCTGCCGCGGATTGATCTTGTCTTTGCGGACGTTCGGATTCTCGACAAGCTTGTCGTACATTTCTCCGATATCCATTTCGTCAAGATGCTCTCCGTATTCCTTATAGACCGTATGCGGATAGAAGACGTATGCGTCCCGGTCTTCGCGAGCCAGTTCGATAAACTTATCCGGAATGACGACGCCGATCGACAGCGTCTTGACCCGGACGTCTTCATCTGCGCTGATCTTCTTCGTATCCAGGAACGCGTCAATGTCCGCATGGAATACGTTGAGATATGCTGCTCCGGCTCCCTGCCGCTGGCCCATCTGATCGGCATATCGGAACGCATTATCAAGCAGCTTCATGACGCCGACGACGCCCTTCGTCGAATTCTCGACGCCCTTGATCGACTCACCTTTCGCCCTGATTTTCGATAGGTTAAGTGAGACGCCGCCGCCAAGCTTCGATAACTGCATCGCCATGTCTACCGCGCGACTGATATCGTTCAGAGAGTCGCCTACTTCGAGAAGGAAACACGATACGAGTTCGCCACGGCGTTTGCGTCCGGCATTCAAGAACGTCGGCGTGGCCGGTTGGTATTCCTGCCGGATCATCATTTCCGCAAGCTCGATCGCCTTTGCTGCGTCCCCTTTCGCGAAGAATAGCGCACAGATGGCTATGCGGTCTTCGTAACGTTCGAGGATCTTCTTCTTATCGTTCGTCTTGAGCGCGTAATCGTTGTAAAACTTGAACGCACTCATGAACGAAGGGAACCGGAACTTTTTCGCGTAAGCCGCCTTGTAGACCGCTTTGATTTCGTCGAAAGTATACGGCTCGAAGACCTCGCGTTCGTAGTAGTCGTTCTCGATCAGATAGTCGAGCTTTTCGCGCAGATCATGGAAAAAGACCGTATTCTGATTCACGTAATCTATGAAATAACTGCGGACGGCTTCGGCATCCTTTTCGAACTGAAAGCCGCCGTTTTTCCGTATCATAATTTCGTTATTAAGTTCGATATACTTCGCGTGTTTATTCGTCATTGGCGTCCTCCCGCACTTTGTTTTCTTTGCTATATGCCGCACATTCCCTCGCACTCTTCATCAAATAACTCAATTTGTTCCTCTCCAAAATCTACTTGATCCAGAGGCACGCATTGACGATGTAAAAATACATCCGCATCCACTTTCGGTAATCTCCTTATCTTTCGATCAAACTCAACTGCTGATTTCCAACTTTCAGGGTCGTTCAGTTTCATATCTCTCCAATGGTCATTCGAGTGATAAGGGCAGATAATACAACTTGAACGAGGAGGCATTGGCATTTCGTTATCGAGGAACCACTTCAAGCAATCCGCTCTACTCATTTCGTATTCGATTAAAGGGAAATAATTCTCTATATAGTTAACCTGACTCGGTTTGACACGTTGTATTTCATTGGTACTTATCCCCATCCACAACCGGACATTCTCTTTCACTCTTTGCCTTGGTCCATAGCCTAATAACCTACGAATCTCTTTTCTGACTGCTTTTATTTTGTATTCTCCTGTGCACTGCCGCCACAAAATCCCTTTAGAACCGTCTTTTGCTTTTGTGAAAAACGGAACACTTGCAAAACGATTATTGTTTTCGATTCCGTTCAATATGTCATTTGTAATATGCCCATTGTTTGTTAGCACAATTTCGATATTTTCTACTTTACTCTGGAGATATTCTAACCACTCATAGACCTTCTTTGGTTCATTTCCGGTATCACTCATAATCGCGTACTTTGGAATAATAGTCTCGCCGTTAATTTTGATTAATCCGCGATCCGCCATCATTAGCATGGTTGAGCTTTGAACACCTGCACCTAAAGAAATAATATCTAGATAATCATTCATTCAATCTCCCCTTTATCAATAATTTCCGCAACAGACTTAGTGAAGATTTTTATGTCCTCCGCCGTCCCCGCCAACTCGAACTTGTGGACGATTGGCACTCCGTACTCTTCCGCAATCAAGTCCGCCGCCTTGGCGAAGCTATCGCCCCAGTTACGATTACCTGACGCAGCCACGCCTGCCATTAAATCGCCATTGTCCGCGAGGAAATCCCAAACGGTGCCGGCGACCTGGCCGAAGCCGTAAGTTCCCGTTACCAAGACGAAAGGCTCCGTTAGTATCATATCCGGCTTGATTTCGACCGCAGGCAGGCCGGTCTTGGCTACGAATCGGCGGACGTTTCCGGCCAGCGAGTAATAGGCGATTAGCATAGCGACGCCACCAACTCTCCGATAGGAATTGCGTACATAATCAGGACGATAATTTTCGCAAGTCTTTCCGCTTTTGTTTTCGCTTCATGTCCGAGTGCCAGCAATGTAAGAAGCGCTAAGCACGCTATCGCAACGTATGTCATTCGGAATCATCTCCGTCTTCTAATTTCGAGAGTTCGAACTGTAATTCGTCGATTTCGTACTCCGCCGCCTCGATCTTATTTTCGAGGTATCGAATATCGTCTCGGAGATCCTCGATTTCGTCCTCGTGAGTATCGATCTCGAACTCCAAATCCGCTATCATTTTTTTGATTTCTTCGCGTGTCATTCGATCGACTCCTTCCGTTTTAGTTCCGCCTCTATCTCGTCTTTTCGCGCCAGAATCCGGTCTCGTTCGATTTCTAGTTCGGTTTTCTTCCGCTCATGGCGGCTGATTGCGTAATCAACATCGGTAAGTTGTTCGTCAAGCCATCGCAAGGACTGCCGCAACTGTGCGACTGGGGCACCGTAGCATTCGTAGGTCATTGCGCTTCCTCCTCTACGTCCTTTTGAACGCGTTTATGTTCGCGATAAGCGTCACGTATTCGGACAGCGCTACCGGCGATAATCACCGCCACTGCGAAAACTACTACGATACTTACAACGACCCTAAAAATTACGCCAATAACCGGAATCGAGAGTAGTACCTTAGCGACAAAATAGCCGGTAAAACCTCCCGCGACACTTAGCCCGATTAGCGCAACGATCGTTAGAGCTTCGATAAGTCGCTGCTTAAACATTCGAATCACTCCTTCGTCTTTATAATCTCCTCGCGAATCAGATACGTAAGCGCCACCGCACAGGCATCGCTATGATCGTCCGTCGCGAATTTGTGGTCGTCAGGCAATCCGAGCCATTCGCGCACGCTCTCGGCAACTTGCGGCTTCTTTGCGTTCCCGTTTCCTGTGACCGTCTTCTTAACGTTTGCCGGCGTAACGTGGACGTCGATATCGTATCCGTATCGGTGCAGCGCCCGTTCAACCGATGACCATGTTCCGTGAATCTTATTGTTCTGCGCATAGTTGCGGCTTGGCGGCCATATTTCCCGAACGATCACATCGAACGGTTGGTTGTCGCGAACAAACAGCAGCGTAACCGCTTCGATCTCCTCATAACGCAATGGTTGATCGGTTGAGGCAGACGTTTTAAAGTGGGCGGACTTTATGAGTCGAGCTTTTCCGCCCTTTGCTTCGATGATTGCGAATCCCGGCGATGTTAACGAAAGGTCAAGGCCGAGGACCCGGATAGGCTTGGCGCTACTCATGCGCACCACCGACTGAATTCAATATCCT